AACGTATCAAAGGCATTGAATACCCATTTAAAGCCAAAGCAGTGATGCAGATCGTCTCGAACGGTAAAGATTCAAAAACCATCATGCTTGACCTAGTCCCTGAAAAAACAGCGCCTAAGGCTTAAGGATTTTAAAAAATGGCACAAGTTACTTTTGTTTGTGAAATCTTAGATACAGCAACAAACACTTGTGTTTCATGGGTTGAACAAGTTTCTTTACTTGATCAGCTCGCAATAACGAAAGAACAAATGATCATGTTGGGGACTCCAATTATTGGAATATACGGCTTGATTATTGCGTTTGCACTTTTCAACAACTTCTCAAAGAGGGCATAAAAATGTCTAACAATCCACAAAATGCAATTTTATTGCAAAAAAAACCTACTTTTGTTCAACGTGCTAAAGATGCTGCCTTTGTCGGTGCTGTAACTGGTTCTGCTCTTATGCTTACATCGGGCGCTAATGCTGCTTCATCTTTAGACTTCACTGGTGCTTCAGGTGAGCTAGATGGCGTTAAAACTGCTGTTATTGGCATCATCGGGACACTTGTTGTCTTGATCGGCATCGGCATTGCTTGGTCTTACTTCAAACGAACTGCCAAGTAATTGGATAAAACGCCTCCGCTTGGGGGCGTTTTTATTGGGGGATATATGGAAGAACAAACATCATTTTTATATTGGATTCCTTTGGTGGTAACATGGGTAGCATTACATCTTATAGCAAGCAAATTGTAGTTTTTTTTCTTGCTCTATCTCTCTTCATTCGTCCAACATTTGCTTCAAGCGTAGGCGGTTGGTCAATGGGCAATCCAATTGCTCAAGGTGCCTCAACAATTTATGAAGGTTCAAAAAACGTCATTATTAATGGCGCTGATTATGTAAAAAAAGGAGCTGCAACAATAACACCTACTGCTGCAAATGTTGCCAAAACTTTAGGAAAGGGTGTTGCAGGTGTAGCGGTTTCTGTTGCTGTTGATCAGTTACTTGGTGCTGTTGATTGGGTTCTTGATCCTGCTAATAATCAGATTACTTATAGACCCGATGCTTCGCCGACTCAGCCAAATCCAAATATTCCTAAATTATGGATGATTACAGACCCTTATATTAATCCTAATAAAGTTGGTTTTTCTACTGCATCCGCAGCTTGTTCATTTCTTGTTGGCAAAAAACTTTGGGCTTCTTCCAATGTAACTTCCTCTGTTGTTTTTAAACCCCCTAATGGCTGCTTGGCTTATAATTCTAGTGGTGCCTTGTTTGGCTCTATTTCCGTTTCTCAAGTTTCTAACCCTGCTTATGACCCTGCTAAAGAAGAAGAAAAGAAAACTTTGCCTCTCGATGCTGTAGCTCAGCAAGTTATTTCTAACGCAAATGCAGGCGATACAACCGCACAAGCTGCTACTACTGCCGCTGCTGCCGACATTGTTGCTGAAGCCGAAACAGATAGCGTTAAAGCTCGTCCCATTACACAACAATTAGAAGCATCTTCAACGACAAAACCTGCTGATCCCGATGTCGCAGATAAAGCAGCCGAAGCACAAGGAACTGCTAAACCTAATGAAGCAAACCCACAAGCAACAGATTTATCTTTGGAATTTCCTGCTTTTTGTGGTTGGGCACCAACCGTTTGCGAATTTGCACAAACTGCAATTCAATCTATAGCAGATGCAAAAGCAGAATATGCCGATAAACCACAAGAAAATACAGATACAGAATTAGAAATACCTGATCCAGAAGAACAATCAATAGATTCTGATATTTCTTTCGGTGGCTCTTGTCCTGCACCTCTCACCAGTCAAGTAAATTTCATGGGCATAAATGAAACTATAGAATTTTCTTTTGATCCTGTTTGCGAAATTGCCGAATTTATAAAACCCGTAGTCATATCAATTTCCGCTTTTAGTGCTGCTTTAATCGTTGCAGGAATCAGAACGGAGGATGATTAAAAATGTGGTCTAAACTTTCTGATTTATTTACATCCCTACAGAAAGGCACATTAAAAAACGTGCTTACTGGTGCGGGTCTTATGCTTGGTAGTAATGCAATTTTCCTAACTGCTTTTTCTACTGCTGTTAATGCCTTAAAAAATTCTGTTAATTCTGTTTCCGCTGATGTTTTGGGACTTGCTCACTTGGCTGGCTTCGATGTTGCAATGTCTTTAATACTTGGCGCAATTGTTACTCGTTTAACCCTTAATTCACAAAAATTAATGTTGAAAAAAGCATAGCGACCAAAAGACATCCGCAGCCGACATCCCGACTCGCGGGTGCGGTGCGGTGTCGAAAGGGAGCAAAGGAGACTATAAAATGTTGCATTTGATTACTGGTACACCTGGTGCGGGTAAAACCCTTTACGCTGTATCACTTATTGTTAAATATGAAGATTCAAACGAACGTGCTTTGATTTATAACGCTGCTGCGCTTAAACACAATAAACAACTAATAGAGAAAAATAATCTTGCTGAATATTTTGCTTCGTATTCTTACTTTAGTAAAAAGACTAAAGAACAGGAAACCGTTTTATTTGAGCCTGATCATTTTGATTATTTCAATGATCAATTACGCACTGAAAACATTTTTTTAGATATTCAGTTTTATAACGGCATATGTAAGATTATTAAAAATGATCTTGATATTGATTTAAAAACTCTAAAAGACGTTCGACATATCTATGCCAATATTGACGGTTTAAAAGTTCCTAATGTTCGACCTGTCGAAATTGACTGGCGCAAGTGCCCTGATGGTTCAATTATTTTCTATGATGAAATACAGCTCATTTATGAATATTCAACTGATAACAAACAAGACAAAGAAAATATCGTCAAAGAATTAACTATTCACCGTCATAGAGCATTCGATATTTATGGAATTACTCAATTTCCTTCACTGGTGCATACCAATTATAGGGCTGTTGTTGGGTTACATTATCACTTGCATCGTGGTTGGGGTGCGCCTTCTGCCACTGTTTACGTTTGGGCAAACTGTAGAGATAAGCCTAATAGCTTGGGCAACAAGCTTACTGCTGAGCGTGATTTTCGATTTAACTATCCTAAACGACTGTATCAATACTACGAGTCTGCAACAGCCAACACAGTTAAGCTGCGTGTTCCTCTTAAATTATTCGCAATCCTTATTATTCCATTACTCGGACTATTTATGGTTGGTAATATGCTTTTCGGCGGTGGCAATAATTTCTTGGGTACAATCTTTGGCTCTACAGAAAAAACAGAAGAATTAACTTCTAAAGACAACAAACAAACTTCCACAGCTCCCCAAGCTGTTAATACTCTTTTGGATCTATCACAAGAATGTCGAAAAGCCGTCAATTTAGAAAAGCCTGAATGCGTAAAATGGTTTGATGATCTTTCTAAAAATGGTTCTTCTGTTACTTCAACTGGTCAAGTTATCCAAACCGTTTCTTATAATCCAAATAAGCCTTATGACTTTGAATATCAACCACAAGTAAATCCAACCGACTTCCCTAGAATGTCGGGCGTTCTCAGGCTTTCCAGTGGCAAACTTGTTGCTATTGATCAGCAAGGCAACTACATGACAGGCATTTCACAAGAAGATTGTAAAAAATACCTTTCGGGTTATCGTCCTTTTGATTATTTTGCTTCAAAACAAAATAATGATTTTAATTCCCCTAAAACATCATCTTCCGATTCCGCACCAACACAACAAGTTCAACAAGAAGAACATTTGGTTTCTGAAAACCCACAACTTAAATCAGAGCCTATTCCTTACGGGACAAAACCACAAAAAGACATTAGTGGAGCGCATACGCTATGACACCTGAAATGCAAGTAATTAATCATTTACTGTACTGGACTATATCCTGAAACTTCTTCACTTTGAAAAAATCATAAAATTTTAACTTTGTCAAATTACAATCTTTTGCGTGTGGGTGGGGTGTTTGTATGTCTTTGCTTTAAACGCTCAAATAACGCAATTCAGAGCGTTTTATAGGGGGTTGACTTTTCTAAAATGCTGTTTTTGCTTTGTTTTTAGCGGTTTTTGATTATCGGAAAAATTGATTAAAATAATTTATTTTGATTAAAAAATGCGCCCGTTCCCTCTGATTACAAGCTCCCATTTAAACTTGATCGGTAGGGGCAGAGCATCCCGAATGGGTGCGAACTGATATGACTAATAGACACGTGTATAGCACAATTGCATACAGTAGAAATAAAGGTGTTTTACGCAAAGAAGACTATATTTTTATGCGTGAATGCCTAGAAAAGCATTTAGAAAACATGCAGTTATCTGATTTTGATTATTCACAGCAAATTGATGATTTAAAACAGCT